CACTAGCAGAGTCTGTAAACCTTTGATCAGCAGTTCCGGTGAAAACAGGCCATTCGTTCCATATAACATAAAAATCTTCATTAAGAGTAGCGTTAGCTGTAGTACCAAGACCATAAGTGGATCCTGTATACCAGTCATCCTTCCTTTTCATTCCCGACCCGGCCCAGGCACCGTAATTACCGTCCTTTAATTTGACATTCGTAAAGTTCATGTAATTATTTATTGTTTAATGGAGACTTTTAATAAAATATTCTCTATTAAAACAAAAAAGAACAGCGGGACTTTCGTCCCGCTGTTCGAATTGACTTACTTACTCTCGGTAATATATTAGAAATATATTGATTGAGAGCCAGGAGTAAACGTGCTACCAAGTCCTTGTAACAATACCACATGGTAATAGAGGTTCGACCCGAAGATGTTATCAACAACACCATAACGAGTAAGCAGACCGACGCGCGGTGCAAAATCGTTAGGACCAATAGTTCTCTGAACCATGACAGGAATGTAAGGACAATAGATGATACCAGTATCGTAGAACTCTGGACCTTTGTAGCCGAGTAATGCATACTCAATGCTTTGAGTCGTATTGCTAGAGTAGTACGAATTCGCGTAATTCGGCGAATTCTGCACTTCAGTACGGGTATCACGGTAAACGTTAAATCTTCCACCAAGCGAACCAACCTTTGCAATACCAACAGGCTGCGTGTTTACATCACCCTGCACAGGCACCCACTGAAATTCAGGGAGCATCTCGAGGATAGCGCAAACACGAGGAGTAGCAACAACAAAGTTAGCTGCTCCACGTCTGTTACGTACGGCGATACGATTGGCCTCAATGATAAGTTTCTGATAGAAGTCGCGGTTTCTCTCAACGAGCCAACGTCCGTCTGCGGACGCAGGCTGCCAGATAGAGAACCCAGCTCCACTTCCAGCATTCAGAGCAGCCTGAATCATTCTCATGAGCATTTCACGGTCGATCTCAGCTTGAATCTCATACGACATAGCGTTTGTGATTTCAGCGTCAATATCGATACCGTTCATGTTCTTAAGATCTTGCTCAAGTTCAACAGACCAGCGTGCGCCGAGACGGCGTGTGCCAGCCTCAACTGCTGTTTTCTCGAACTTAACCTCGACCTGAGGAATGTTTCCAGTAATCTCGAAAGCGGAAAGAATCTGAGCGACACCTTGATCCTGATTAGCAAAAACCCAGTTACTTTCATCATCTCCGGAGAGAGTGTTAGAACTAGATCCCGTGAACCTGGTATCAAGTAACTGATAACCAAGCTCAGTATTCGGAAGCCCGGCGACACCGGAGAGACCTGCTCTGCCGGTACCGGCACCACCATTGGGTCCCGGCGGATTGCCAGCACCAGTAGTAGTATTTCTCAGTCCTGCACCATCAGTTCCTTGCCCAAGATCCTGTGACTGGTAAGCATAGCGTAAAGCAAATGCTAAACCAACAGGACCTGACATGGGCTGGACACCAACGATCTCATTAGTGATAAGCTCAGGGAATGTACGACGAATCATCGGAATTAAGACTTTCGGAAGACGTGCATCACCAGTTGCATACGTATCACCAGAATCAACAACCCCATCTGTGGGGTTGTATATCGAGTTCATCGTTGCACCTGTGCCAAAGGCACCTCCACCAACGGAGGATCCTTCTTCAATACACCACTTCTCCTGGTTTTCCAAGAGAATTGCGGTATTAAGGCGGGTATGGTCGTCGTCAATAGGCTTAATGCTATCAGAAGTATAGTCAAGAACAGGTGACCACTTTTCAAGAAGTGTATCTGCTCTGTCTCTATTTATAAATGATTGCGGATTATTCATAATAATCGTTTCCTTTCTTTTGTGACCTACATGGGATTAAATCCCAAGAAACTCAGGTGACAAGCACCTCATGGTTCAGGGTTGAAATTATTTCATACGTTCTAACTCATCTAAATAAGGGTTACGTATTATTTTCTTTTCTGAAATTTCTACTTTAGGAGCATCAGCTTTTACTTTACGCTTGACAAACGCCTCCTCTTTAATGATCTTTAACTTCTCATGCTCCTTCTTATCAAAAAGTTTAGCAGTATAATCAAAGTTTTCTTCAATAAACTTAGGTGATTTATCACCAAGTACTTTAATTAAGTACTCTTTCTTCTTCTCAGCTATACCAGTAGTTTTCTGCTCTAAGAATAATTGTGCTTTGGTAACCTTAAAGGCTTCTAGAAGCTGTTTGTTTTCTTTTTCAACTTCTTCTAATTTATAAGTAAGCTCACTAATTTGATTCTTACCATCAACTACAGCATCTTTTACTGATTCAGACATTAAAGTTGAATCAACTGCAAGTACTTTTCTTAGATTCGATAAAACCTCTGTTGCAGTTCTATTCCTAGTAGCTTCTTCAATAGCTCTCTGTGGTACTGTTTCATCAATATACTCTTCTAAATAATTAGAAATAGATTCAACTAAAGTAGTTTTAAATTCACCAGCAGAATCGTTTAAATCATTTTCATATTTTTTAACTACCTTAACAAGCTTTTGAGCATTGTTACTATCAACTGCAGTTACTACTCTCTTTAATTTAGAAGTATGGTCTTTATCAATTGCCCCTACTAATTCTTCTAACTTCTCAGAATAAAGCTCGTCTTGATTAGTTAGAGCTGTTTCTACTGTAAGTTCGATTTTTTCTTTAATAGCTGCTTCAACTGACTGAACATTATCTTCAGTTAATATTTCTTTTAAGCTTTCGGGTAATAATTCTTGGTTCATAATTAAAAGAGTGGTTTGTCGGTTGCTTTGTTAATTCTTTTTAAGAGCTTATCTTCAACAACGTGTTTTAAATATTTATGCGCTACAGCGTAATTTTTAACAGAAAGATGTTCTATAAACTTTTTAATCTTGCTTTTTTCGGTTCTACCTACCATAATATATATTTATTAAAGACCTTTAATAAAGTTAATAATTCTGCTCGTTAAAAACGAACTTACTTCTTTTTTAGGTAATTTAGATATGCTAGACGTAAAATTATCATAATGTTCTTCGTATTTTCCGTCTTCTGCTAAAACCCATTGCTTAGATTCTAAGATACCGTTAACAAATGCTTTTGGATATGAAGGATCGGCTACACAGTCGATAGCAACCAGTTTCATATTTTTAACTGTATTATGTCCTTTACCTTCTTCAAGGGTACCTAATGCTCGCGATGACATACCAACTTTTACACCATCATTTATTAACGATCTTACTATTTGACCACATGGTGTAGTTAAAATTTTTGACTTCCCATAAAAAACATTACCATCTTGCGTTAGCTCGGTAACCATATGGCATGCTCTTTCTAGATCTACATCCGGTGATGTCGGGTGATTAAGCTCACCCATTGCTCTCCCAGGTGTTACCATTTCTTTATTATACCTCCCAACCTCTCTCTCTAACTCTAATAAGGGATATAACCTATTATTTCTATTAACACCCTCTGCCATCATATACGGACCTTTGACATATAAATTAGATGGCGTGTCTTTATTTGTTTCTTCTTCGATATATTCAAACTGTTCATCGAGATCGGGATTCTCGACAACAAGATTTAGTTTTAAAGCCATACATTTATTTATAGCTTACCGTTTAAAAAGCTCCTTTTCAGTTAAAATTAGGAATTGATAACCTCTTTTTTTACAATACTCTCTAGCAGCTTTCCACTTAGCTACATTAGTGATATATTGCTTAGACTCGTAAATAAGGTGAGATTTTTTCTTGTATTTTGTTTGTGGTTTTTTGGTCTGATTGTAGGGTTTTATCTCAATACAATATTTTTTAAGTTGACCGTCTTCGTTGATAACCACATAGTTATCAACATAGTATTTATGCAATCTATCATCAAGGGGGTTCCTATAAGGTACAACTATATTCTCACTTCCCCACTTAATTATATTTTTATTTTCATCACAAAATCTAAAAAATTTTAATTCTAGACCGGATCTATATACTGCACGCTTCCCAATAAATTTTTTTTCATTTTTTGGAACAAAAATTCCTTGGCGCCAGTTACGTCTCCTTCTCATTAGCCCATAAAGAACATTGGCGGTTCAGTATCACCGAACCCAGGTGAACTACCTTCTAATAGTTTCTGCTCGAGCTCTGCCTTTCTAGCTAAACCTTCTTGCAAGATATCAGCATTTAAAGAACCGCCACCTAACAAGTTAACTTGACCAAATTTACCTCTTACCCTTCCTACAGTTATCATAGATAGAGCTAAAGAGTATTCATACACCCACTGCTCTTTAACTATATCTCTTAATGGTTTTTCTAAATAGCATGCTAATACACCGTAGAATTTTTCGCGACCTGGTTGTGGATACATTTTGAGATATTGTGTTCTAGGATCAAATGAAATATCTCTATGTGTAGCTAGAACCTTTTCTCTCATATCAAGAAACTCTTTCATAGTATACCACGATAGTAAATCAAATCCGTAATTTCCCATTGCATAGCTAAAGTAAGTTTGTTGCGCCAGAGTTTGTTCTAATGTAAATAGTGTATTAATACCAGTTGTAGAACCTTCTTCAAAATCAACCACGTCAACTACTTTTCTATATTCCATTATATCATAATCAAATACATTTTGAAAGACTTCTATATCTGAAGCAGATCCCTGTATAGTGTAAGTATGTTTAATAGTTGGGGTAAAGTTACCGCTTAAAGAAGTACCGTAATTAGCTTCACCAATTCCCATACCAGACCCACCCGGATTAGAACTTAGCGAAGTTATAGCAGAGTATGTTGTTTGATCAATAATTTCACCTGCTTGAATTCCATTGAGAAAGCTTCCGGATACTGAAGCAGAAAGAGTAGGTTGTGTAGCAAAGGATATTGCTTTCTTAAAGATAGCCGCGCTTAGAGTAGATGTAGCCACAAAAACACTATCAGGAGCCTCCCCGTACCACGAAGCGCCAGGACCGGATGGATTTGTACCAGCAGTTTTTTTTGCATACGAGTCCATGTTGGTATTAGCGAGAGTATAAAGAAAATCTAACCGGATACCTTTATTAGTTTCATACATACTAGAATCAAAAATTAAAAATTCTCTTGTATAACCTGCAAACTTTGTAAAATATTCTGAAGATATTTGAATATTTTCTCTTAATTGATCTGTATGAATTTCTAGAGAGATTAAGGGCCAACCTAATGCCCTCTTTATTCTGTCTCCTAATCTATCGTATGTTTCTATCTGATTATTAAGATTAGTTGAAAGAAAAGCGGATAATGGTGAGATTTCGCAAGCTAATGCCATGAAAATATTTATTCATCTAATAAATAATTACATGCCTTATACCGTACCTACTTCAAATTCAGGTTCAACTTATTTTAACACCAATCAATGCTTTTCATATAATAGTCGAATCGG